CCCATTGATGTTTTCCCCATAGGGGATGTAAACATATCCGACCTTTTCAATACCCTCGAGGGTCTTGTTTGAACTTAGAACATTTGACTCTGCGACAAAGTTGAAAAAGTCAACCTGGTATCGCTCACTTGTTCCTGGTAATCTGCGGTAAATAGGTCTACCGACAGGATTCCACTCGGTTGGGCGACTTTTAAGGTTGTAGATTTGAACATACTGTTCGCTCAGCACGTTCAGTTTTTGTTCAACAACCGTTGTTTGAACCTCAGGTACGACGCCGTTGTTAATTGGGTTGAGTTGCTGGCTCATAGCTTCAATGTACCTGTCCCGTAGTTAGGAGGCGAGTAAGAAACAAGAGAACCCGAGGACCAAGAAAGCTGAGGAACTTCAGTTTCGGACGAAGTGTTCTCCCAAACAAACACCGATTGTTGATCAGAGTTTGAGAATCGGCCGCTGTTCTTTGGAATCACTGTAATTTGAGCGATTCCAAGTTTAATCGCAGAGATGTCTTTTCCAAGCTGAGACAAGATATTTTCTTCACAAACATACTGGTCAACGTACCTAAGCAAGTTTCCTTGGTATTCTTCATACCGGGCGGTGTTTGCAACCGTCGTATTTGTCCAGTTGACAACTGTGGCCGGGGGAGTAAATGCCAGCATCACCCGATACAAGTTTCTACCATCTTCTGATAAAACCGTGTCTTCGCTGTAAGCAGTATAGGCAGGATTGAAATAGGGGACGTAATCAATAGCCTCGAACTGAGATGGTAGATACTGTGCGGTCTCTACGAATACGCCGTTTTGAAGATAAACGTAGAACTCAAACAGTGGGTGTACGTTTGTAGTAGCAGTGTAAGAGATGATCTTGGAACCCTGCCGGAAAAAAGTTCGGTCTCCTTTGAAGAACTGGAACATGCGAGTTGGAGTTTTCACTGCCTTCGTTGAAATCTGCGAAGAGAGAGAGGAATACTGTGCTTCGTCTACGTACAACGGGAAGATCAGGTTTTGATTTACGAGGTCCTGAGCACTGGTGCTCGTTGGAGTGAAATACTTTGCTGCAATGAAGTACTCGGGTCGAGAACTGCTGTCTTCTTTGTATTCCAGATAAGTTAGCACGGGGAAACGGGGTTTATACCGGTAGACAGGGAGTCCTTCGTCGCCGTTGGAAACGACAATCTCTCGAACAATCTCTTGAGATACAAGGTCGTCGAAGTAAACGCTTATGGTCTGACCATCCGGTTGATACGTGAAGGTTTTTTCCACATACGCGTATTTATTGACTACACCAAGACGAATATCAACGTAGTTGTAGTAAGGATCAGCAACTGGGTCAGGGCCAGACCCAACTTGCGGAGTGTACACCCAGGTTCCTGCACTGTAAGTTTGACCTACTTGAAGTTGCTGAGGTACTATAGGAGCACCGATTTTGAAGTCTGTAAATGCAGTCGTAACCTCGTCGCTTGGGGGTTGTAAAGTAAAGTTTTGTCCGACAACCCAGATGAAGGTTCCGGGTCTTTTGTTCTGTGGAATCAGCGACGTAGGGTTCGGAATGAACTCATCTGAAGAGTAATCGTACTCAATAATTTCCGGGTCGTAGACGCCCAGGGAAGTTGTTTGCTGATAGGTGTTGTTAACTACCCACGCAGAGTATTGTTTGCTACTAGATATTTTTCCTGTGCGGATTAACTCGGGTATCTCAAGCTGAGTCCCGATAGTAATGTTCTCATTAATAACGTGCAACTGCCCGTCTCCCCCGACCGAAGGGTCCCAGTAGCACACTTGCCCACGAAGAAAACTTCCTGCGACAAGAAACTTAATCTGCTGGAGGACCAAGTTGTTGTAGATTGTTTGATTTTTCTTTTCCGTGGAGTAAGGGGTGAAACTTGTCAGGACCGGGTAATACGTCGGGGCAGGCAGGGTCGTTAAGACAAGGTCGTTCTCATTCAACAAGAACCCCGGTGCTTCAAACGTGTACACATTTGTGTATGTGGCAGCAGCCGGCTCCAGTAGAGGAGGCGTGTTGTAAGCAGCACTTAACTTAATCCGTGGGTCAATAAAGCGAGTGCTGTCAACGAAAGTGGAGTAGAAAGCTGCGTCAACGTCACTTACGGTTGGATCTACGTTTGAAGGGAACACAGACCCTGGAGTTAGAATGGCGTACAGTCTATCTCGAAAGTTCAACGAGGAGTTTTTTAAGTTCTCCCCGAAACTTCCATTCGCATCAACTTCTACAGTGAGGTCATACTGAACCTGACTCAGAGTGATGGGATAGAGATGCGCCTGATTCTCAATCGGAGTCAAGAAATTGATGACGTTTTGACCGCGCTCGAGTTGAGTTTGATTCAACTCAATTCCGTTTGGACCCAGAACAAAGAAAGAAACTTGCCCATTCGGCAAGAGGTAATCAGTCAGATAGTTGTATGTGCCTTGGTTGGGTCGATTCGGTTGAACGGAGGTTTGAGTTCCAATCCCGTAAAAGTCAATGAAAAAGTCTTGCCAATCCTCTGCGCTAACAGGGTTCCTGCGACGAATCAGAGTAAAAAATCTTTCTTGAACTTCTTGGTATGTCTCAACGTCACTCCCCCCTGACGCAGGTTGAAGGTTGGTTGCAGTCAAACCGTTGATGTTGATTGCTGAGGTTCCCGTTATTGAATTTGAAGGAACATTGTAAGCAGACCCAACATACTCAGAGGATGCTGCAGCAAAAACAACGGACTCACCAGCAGGTATTGTAACCTCTTCGTCAAGAATAAAAGTGAACTGTTCGCCACCGGTAAAATTTGAGTCAGTCAGGAAAGCAGTCCCAGCCGGAACTGTTGTGACTGTGTCCGAAGGTGGGATTGAGATTTGAAGTCGAGCGATCGCGGGGGTCCCAAGGCGACGCATCGCACCCAGGAAAGGTCCAATCCATTCAATCAGGATGGACTGGGGGAGTTGGTTCGCCCAAAACAAAAACTCGCCTTGAGCAAATGCTTGTCCTTCAAGCAAAGCAGCGAGGGGGTTTCCTGCGGAAAAATCGTTAAGTGTTTGACCCGATGCTTGATAGACACGTTGAGAAGCTTGCTGAACAATTTCAGCTTCATTTCGCGGATCAAGATTGATTGACGGGAGGGGCGCATAGCGTGCCATTTTTTAACCTCCTCAGAGTGGGCAGACTGTGTCTGAATTACCAACACCAACGCTGTAGTTTTGACATCCCGGTGTGGAGGATGCATACACACCGTTGTCAATTTCCAGAGTGTCAAACAAATAGTTAACCCAAGTCTCCAAAACTTCTTTTGTTACCAGGTCTGCACTATTTAATGACGTGAACTTCTGAGGCACCGTGGGCGTCGGGAAACCTCCACCAAAATTATATTTATCGTTCGTTGTATAACTTCTTGGGGCATTTTGGATTGCGTTTGCCGGATTTCCAACGACTAGAGGGTCGTAACCGAAGTTCCAAATTCCCTCGACAACCTTGATACCCGTGATACCTGCACCGCTAACGTAAAGACCAGATGCAGAGAGTTCGGGTTGGTTTGTGTCAAGAGTGACGTACGCAGAGTCCAACCCGTTGGGTCCCGTACGGACGAGCGAGTTCAGACCGAGAGGGGCATAGTGCCAATCCAGATCTTGACCGTCAAAATAGATTTGTTGGGAGCCATTAAGCCATTGGCTGGTAACAATGACACCACTTGAAAATGTCGTTTTTGCCATACGACTGATCACTATCCCACGTTGATTAGGTTTTACCCTTACTGTTGACCACATTTTGCACGGCGGATATGCTGGGTCAGGTTTCCAACATTCATCATTTTTCCGCACGTTGGACATGCGTGCAACTTTTTATTTGTCCCAGAAACGGCTTTCGATTGCGCCGCTTTTTTGTGTGGTGGATTTGCCTTAGGGTTTAAAGCGGCTCGTCGCATTTTTTCTCTACACTTTTCTGATCTGGCTGTATTTTTTCTGCAGGAATTGGCGTACCTGTTGTGCTCAGATAACCAGTACTTAGCTAAGGGTACCAGATCTTTTGGCAAATACTTTAACTGTCGTCTATGTAGGCAACACTTTCCGTAATGTTCCGATTGATACACGGAAATTATAGCATGTGCCCTCGGAGAAAGTATTACCATATTTTCTAAACTATCTTCCCCTCCCATACATTTTGGCACGATGTGATGAATTTCCATAAAAAATGCCCCTGGCAATAACCAAGGGCATTATAGTGAGTTTGAGATAAAGTAAAGTCCCAGTACTTGACGTTTTACGTCCTGTCCCAGTAATTTACTGTCATCTCCACTTCGATTTCCTGTACATCGGCGCTTTCGCGATCGACTTCAGCAGTCGTGATACTAGTGAACTGACATTCGTACATAATGTACTGGCCACCTGTCGGAGCCGACCCGTCACCGATACAGTCCTTGGGGGTAACCGTAACAGTGATAGGGTTGCAGTTGTACTTGAGCCAGAACTGCTCAAGTTGCTTAAAGATCGACGGATCGTAAGGTGCGGTCAGCGTGACGTTGTCAGCTGTCCGAGGTCCCACAACGTGGTAGATTCGGTTCCCAGTACCGTTAGCGTAGGTGCTGCTATCAGATGTATCCTTGACTCCGCTGAACTTTGTAAAGACAGCAGTGAGTGTTGGGCCGCCGATTGCGGTGAAGCTCACTTCGTATTGAGCCTTTGTGATTGGTCTTAAAATAGCCATGGTAACACCTCCCTAGTTATTCTGAAAAATCAGACCGAGAGGATGTCTGTGACCATCGCGCCAGAACCGATAAGACCAGTAGCACCCAGACCAACGAGGTTGACCACACGCTCAACGGTAATTTCAGCGCGGACCACACGACGCTCACGGATGTAATACTCAGGACGAACGGCAGGAGTGCCGGTCAGCTGATATGTGTAAGCGAATGCCGGAGTAGCAGCGTTAGCGCCACCAGCAGGCATCACGGAATCCGAAGGACCATTCGGGCTGTAGAACAGCAGAATGCCATTCTCAGGGAACACGGGCATCAGCTGGCCATCGGTGGACAGATAACGACCTTCGGCCACGCGCAGACCGCGCTCAAGACCGAAATAACGAGCAAGCACGTCAGTGTCAATTGAATCGGCACTCGTGTACTTGATACGCTCAAGAATCGCCTGGTTGGTCAGCAGCTGGTCGAACACAGCGGTACCAACAACCATCGAGTTCGGACGAATACCGATTTGGTTGGCAACCGAACGCTTCAGGGTCAGCACGTCCTCGATAGGATTCGAGGTCAGCGAGGACCAGGGAGCAGGGCCAGCTGCACTACCATAGGCATCTTCGAAAGTACCCCAGCTCAGGAAGCCCAGGCCACTTTGGGAACCTGTAGAGGCAGTGAAACCACCTTCGTAAGGGTTGTAGCCAGTGCCAGGAGTGGAGAAATCGCCAGTTACGGTAATAGCCTGCGAGACTGTGTACTCGTAGGCATTCATCAGGCGGGACATGGCGTTGCGGGTTTCAATCGCACGCAGGTCAACCTGAGCGGGGCCTTCCCCAGCGTTCTCGATAACTTCTTCCGGCAGTTCCCAAGCCACGACTTCTTGCTCGAGAGCATAAGGCTCCGAGTCATAGCGGCTCTGAACGTAAGGAATGTTGGTGCCATAAGCACGACGGAAGTCGTTAATGGCGAATTGCTCTTTGCCGAAACGCAGAATGCGGCCAGCACGGGTAGGGGTGTCGACGACGGGAGCGATAAAGTTCGCAATGTTGGTCGCCGGCAGCATGAAACCTTGGGCAAGTGTTGTCAGAATAGGATCAACACCTGCGTAGGTTTGTTGCAGGTTCATCATG